CACATTCCAGCACATAATGCAACAGGCACCGCCCGCCTGACCCTGCTCGCCTGCCTGCTCCTGCTCGCCTGCCTGACCCTGCTCGCCTGCCTGACCCTGCTCGCCCGCCTGACCCTGCTCGCCCCCACCCCCCCAAACGGCGAATGGGACTCCGGCTGCTCTATGTATTACTAATCCAAACAACCAAATCCTATTTTTAAAAATAATCTCCGTTTCTTTCGTCTTTTTCCAATTTCTACAACCCCCCCGGTCTTTTTCCACCATGAAAATAATGTTTAGCCTAACTCCGTCCTTACATTCCTATGCTCAGAATGCACAACAACTTAATGCAAATAGACTTATGAGTACCGAAGTGGAGTACGCCGCTAGAGTAGTAGCTAGGACGGCTATGTATCTTTTAGAGTTGGGGATGCCCATGCCGGATATGGAGGCAGAGTCGGAGGAGCAAAAAGCGACGTTGGAAGAAGTGCTCTTCCAGGTGCGTAGTAAGTTGGAAGGCTTAATAAAGTAGAGGAAATGAAAAAATACCACGGGGCGGAAGCGGCGGAGGCGGAAGCGGCGGAGGCGGAAGCGGCGGAGGCGGAAGCGGAAGCGGCGCAGGAAAATGAAAAATACTCTTAGCGTAGTCCAGCATTTATTCTCCAGGATAAGACTGGTACTATTCGCGTAGTCCAGCATTTATTCTCAAGGCCCAAACCCCTATGAGTGCCCCCCCTCCCGTTTCTTCCCAGCTCTCCGCTACCCCACGGGGTCCCAAAAAAGTCGTCCCGCTGCCAGCGGTCCCAGCGGGCATTTACGCGCCCGATACGGCTATTCGCCTTGCCGCTATATTGTCGGAATATGACAAGCAAATTATCCAAGATGCAAACCAGCTTCGTGTTTATATTACGAACAGACTTATAGAAATATCTAAATCTGGCTTTGCCCGGGACGAGCTAAAAGCGTTGGAGTTGTTGGGAAAGATTTCAGACATCGGACTCTTTGTAGAGAAAAGCGAGGTGCATATAACACATACGGCATCCAGTGATTTAGAAGATATTATTCGCTCTAAACTTGGGGCAATTCTTGGAGTTGATAAAAATTCGTTAGTTACGGACGCCGACTTCGAGGAAGTTGAAGACGAAGAGAAAGCAGAAGAGGAAGCAGAGGCGGAAGCAGAGGCGGAAGCAGAGAAGGAACGCAAGTTGGCGGCAGTAAAATCTGCCCTTGCCACCCCCACGGACATAGCGCTAGCGCTACAAGACTTTTAACAAGACCAAGACCAAGACCAAGACCAAGACCAAGACCAAGACCAAGACCAAGACCAACAATGCTCTCCCCCGCAGCCATCCAAGCACTTTTAGCGGTACTGCCCACACTGCCGGAGGCGGATAAGCGGTCGTTACTAGCGGATTTAGAGCGGTTAGAGGAGATAAAGAACAGGGAAGTCTGCCAAGAGCAGTTCATACCGTTTGTGCAGCGTATGTGGCCGGGGTTCATTTCCGGGCGTCACCATAAGATTATAGCGCGGGCGTTTGAGAAAGTAGCTGCGGGGATTACTAAGAGGTTAATTATCAACCTCCCACCAAGGCATACTAAATCGGAGTTTGCATCGTACCTACTTCCGGCGTGGTTTTTGGGCAAGTTTCCCGACAAAAAAGTCATCCAAACGTCACACACTGCGGAATTGGCGGTCAACTTCGGGAGAAAAGTTAGGAACCTTGTTGATGACGACAACTACCGTGCCGTTTTTCCCGGGACCGTGCTTCAAGTGGACTCGAAGGCGGCGGGAAGGTGGAATACCAGCAGGGGCGGCGACTATTTTGCTATTGGTGTTGGCGGCGCGGTGACGGGCAAGGGTGCAGATCTCCTTATCATTGACGACGCACATTCAGAGCAAGAGGCCGCCATCGCGGAAACGAACCCCGAGATCTACGACAAGACCTATGAGTGGTACACATCGGGGCCACGGCAGCGGTTGCAGCCAGGAGGGGCCATAATTGTCGTACAGACCCGATGGAGCAAGCGAGATCTGGTTGGGCAAGTACTGAAAGCAGCGGCGCTGCGGGACGGTGAGGAGTGGGAGGTAATCGATTTCCCCGCCATAATGCCCAGCGGTGCCCCGCTATGGCCTGAGTTTTGGCCGTTGGAAGAGTTGGAGGTCTTGAAGCGAGAGCTACCCCACGCTAAGTGGATGGCTCAGTATATGCAGGACCCGACAAGCGACGTGAGCGCAATCATTAAGCGCGAGTGGTGGCAGATTTGGGAGAATGACGACCCACCCCCGTGCGAGTTTGTCCTTATGTCGTGGGACACGGCGTTCGAAAAACACAACCGTGCCGACTATTCCGCATGCACTATCTGGGGGGTTTTTTACAGGGACGATGATGGTTCCGATTGGGAAATCCACAAAGATGCCCGAGGAAAGCCGCAGGCTCACATCATTCTGCTCAATGCGTTTCGGGACCGAATGGAGTTCCCCGAGCTAAAGCGGGTAGTAATTGACCAATATAGATCTTGGGAACCTGACGGAGTTATTATTGAGAAGAAAGCATCGGGGGCCCCGCTAATATATGAGCTTCGGGCTATGGGTATCCCCGTGCAGGATTTCACGCCCACCAAAGGGAACGACAAAATAGCCAGACTTAACGCGGTATCCGATATTTTTGCTTCTGGTAGAGTGTGGGTGCCGGAGACCCGGTGGGCGGAAGAGGTCGTAGAAGAGGTAGCATCTTTCCCTGCGGGAGACCATGATGACTACGTTGACTCCGTGTCTATGGCGTTAATGCGGTTTCGCCAAGGTGGGTATATACGCACAACGTTGGACGAGCCCGACGACGAGATTTTGCTGCGCTATCGCAATGCAAATCGCAAGCCGTACTATTAAAAGGAAGACAACGTGGGCGAAGAAGATATTCAGGTTGAGATTGCAGACGACGGGGGGGACACCATCCCGGAATCCGGTGCGGAGTTCTCTCTTGCGGAGCTTCTTGGAGAGCCCGTTGTGGATGAAGAAGACCCCGAGACGGAAGAGTTCTATCGGAATTTAGCCGAGGATTTTGACGATAAGGTTCTTTCTACGCTTGCGGGCGACCTTCTGGAGTCCTTTAACGGGGACACAGCATCCCGCAAAGACTGGCTTCAGACATACATTGATGGCTTGGAACTCCTGGGATTAAAAATTGAACAGCGCACCGAGCCTTGGAACGGCGCGTGCGGCGTGTTTCACCCGCTGCTGGCCGAGGCGCTGGTCAAGTTCCAGGCCGAGGCTATCATGGAGACCTTCCCGCCCAGCGGGCCGGTAAAGACGACCATCATAGGCAAGGAGACTCCAGAGAAGAAACAGGCTTCGGTTAACGTTGCGGCGGATATGAATTTCCAGTTGACGGAAGTGATGACGGAGTATCGCCCCGAGCATGAACGGATGTTATGGGGGCTTGGGCTAAGTGGTAACGCCTTTAAGAAGGTGTACTACGACCCTGCGCTTGAGCGTCAGATTTCTCTGTATGTCCCGGCGGAAGATCTTGTCGTGCCATATGGCGCGTCTAATCTTGACACTGCTGAACGTGTTACGCATGTCATGCGTAAGTCTAAGAACGAGGTTATCAAGTTACAGGCCAGCGGGTTCTACCGGGATGTAGACCTTGGGGAGCCGGTTAAGGGTGGCCTCGATGAGGTAGAGAAAAAGATTGCGGAGAACATGGGCTTCAGTGCCACTTCTGATGACCGGTTCAAGATTCTTGAGGTTCATGTAAATCTTGACCTCTCCGAGTACGACGAGGAAGACCCGGAAGCTGGCGACGAAGAGACTGAAATGGGCGGCATCGCCCTCCCTTACGTCGTGACTATTGAGAGAGAGACTGAAACCATCTTAGCCATATACCGTAACTGGGCTCCCGACGACACTAAGAAACTTAAGCGCGAGCACTTTGTTCATTATCCCTATATCCCTGGTTTTGGTTTCTATGCTTTCGGCCTTGTGCATTTACTTGGTAGTTTTGCTAAATCCGGCACTTCTCTTATTCGGCAACTTGTGGACGCTGGGACACTATCCAACCTTCCAGGTGGCTTTAAGACCCGGGGAATGCGGATTAAGGGGGATGACACACCCATTTCTCCCGGAGAGTTCCGGGATGTAGACGTTGCCTCTGGCACTATCAAGGACAACATCATGACGCTCCCATACAAGGAGCCGTCGCAAGTTCTCTTCACCCTGATGCAAAACATCGTGGATGAGGGGAGGAAGTTTGCCAGTACTACCGACCTCAATGCTTCGGATATGTCTGCGCAGTCCCCGGTAGGTACGACGCTAGCCATCCTTGAGCGTAGTCTGAAGGTAATGTCCTCCGTGCACTCTCGCGTGCATTACGCAATGAAGCGAGAGCTGCGCCTTCTTGCGGCTATTATTCGTGATTTTACGCCGGACGAGTACGACTACGAGCCGGAAGAGGGCGGTAGGAAGGCCAAGAAGGCCGACTATGACATGGTGGACGTTATCCCTGTGTCTGACCCCAATGCTTCGACGATGGCGCAGAAAGTCACGCAGTGGCAGGCGGTAATGCAGTTAGCGCAGGCGTCGCCGCAGATCTACGATTTGCCGGAACTCCACAAGCAGATGCTTGAGGTGCTTGGCGTTAGAAATATCGGGAAGATTATTCCGACCGAGGAAGACCAGAAGCCTGCTGATCCGGTGACGGAGAACATGCGCATCCTTGCTGGCAAGCCGGTCAAGGCGTTTATGCACCAGGACCATGAATCGCATATCGCGGTGCATATGGCGATGGGCCAGGACCCCAAGATTGCGCAAGTGATGCAGAACAACCCCCAAGCGCAGGCGCTCATGGCGACGGGCATGGCGCATATAACGGAGCATGTTGGGTTCTTGTACCGCAAGCAGATTGAGGAGCAGTTGGGTGTGGCGCTGCCACCGCCCGATGAGCCGTTACCGCCGGATGTTGAGGTTCAGTTGTCCAAGCTGATAGCCCAAGCTGCTGCGCAGTTGACGCAGAAGAACATGGCGGAAGCGCAACAAGCCCAGCAACAGCAAGAACAGCAAGACCCGTTGAACGTCATTCAGCGCGAAGAACTCGACCTTAAGAAGCAAGAATTGCAGCTTAAAGCGCAGAAACAACAAGCTGATATTGAAATTAACAAAGCCAAATTGATGATTGACGCAGGCAAGTTGGATTCGCAACAGGTAGGGAAAGACCGGGAACACACGTTCAAAGAACAGGAATTCGCCGCCCGCCAAACGCAGGAAGGCGCTAAGTTCGGTATGGAAATGGCGGGGAAAGACCGGGAACACACCCGTAAAGAGAAAGAATTCGCCGCCCGCCAAACGCAGGAAGGCGCTAAGTTCGGTATGGAAATGGCAGATAGGAACATGAACCGCGCGCAATCCGCCCCACAACAGAACCGCGCGCAATCCGCCCCACAACTGAACCGCGCGCAATCCGCCCCACAACAGAACCGCGCGCAATCCGCC